AGCCCTCCCCCCAGGTTTCCGTCTGGAGCGATATGATTTTGGACAGCCTCAATGAGCTCTTGATTTGCCGGCTGTCCGTTGCTATCCATGATCAACACCTTTACCGTGCCAGGACCGACCCAAAGAGGGACAGCATAAACATCTCCTACTCCAGGCACTTCCTTTGCCCATCGGATGTAGTCTTTCTTAGCACCGCTGAGTGGCTCATCATATGCGGCCAGTATCCGCTCCCGGTAGCTTTCATCATCTTCTACCCCAGTTCCACCTGTGAACGGCTCTGGATTTGTTACTGAAGCAATGCCATTTATGGGTTCGCTCAACAAAGTAATGGTGTTTGCGGCTACGTTTCCTATGGTACCCGACTCCAGACATTCCGCAGTCACTGTGACCGCGCCATCTTCACCGATTTGAACTCTTTCTTTAGTTTGAAACTCGATTGCTGGAGAAGGACCCGTGGCCTCCGTCAGTACCACAAAACCGGCAGGAATGACAGTTCCGGGTTGACCCGTGAATATAACGGTTCCAGTGGCTGGAGTAGCCGGGCGCCTGAAGACTCCTTTCATCTCTCCCAGAAAGTCCAAATACTGCCCATAGCTGGTCTGCGGGAAGCACAGTCGCAAAAAATGCTGGAGCTTGAGTTGTACCAGCTCGGCCTTTTCTATAGCGGTGGGCCGGGTAGCATCCCAAAAGAAATCCCCTTCCTTAGTGCTTATCCCAGGAGGGGCTTTTTCTAACATCCTTCGATGTATTGTTTCTTCGTCTTCCTGCAAAAAATCTGGAATAGTTAACTCATAAGGCACCCAACCTCACCCCCTCAATGCTTGTAGGCTCTCCAATGACCGGCACCGCTGTAAAGCTAACGTACAGCTCATCAGCGTACCATTTAAAACTGAAGTCCCTAACCGATTCGGTCCGTGGGTCTGCCATCAGGGCTTCCGTGATGGTTCTCTCTATTTCCATTTCCACCAAGGCACGGTCTGGATGTTTTATGGCTTGCTCGATTTCCACCCCGTAATTCCAGCTATACGCCAAGCATGTAAAGCGTTCAGTTAAAACCGTTTTCACGCACCACTGCGCCCAGGCCATATGCCCGTCGGCGATGACTATACGTCCAGCACCATCTAAGACAAAATCGCCTTTCTCAAAATCAAACAGATAGCTTTTCGGATATTCCGGCGTAAGCTGGGGCTGTTCTTGTTCAACTATTGTTGGCGGTTCAAAAGTCGGATATAAATCGGGCATTATGAGCTCACCACCTTGCTTACCACGATCGGGTCTGTATGGTTGTTCACCCAGGCCACCAAAACACGGTCGCCGGGCTTAAGATCGGGTTTTACCTCTATTCTGACGTCATCTATAATCGTTGGCCGGAAATAAAAAGTAGCATCTCCGGTTACCGCCCCGTTCCGGCTATCCTTTAGCCCATTTTGGTTGCCATCAATAGTAAAAGCAGGTATCCATAGTTTTGCATTCCATTCTGTGATCAGATATTGACCCTTGGGTATCGGCACGGCAAACCGATCTATCTTTAGACTCATGTCAGGCTGTATTATGCCTAGTTCCAACGCATCAGGCTTGGCGGTTTGGGTGCTTATCCTTTCGGCTATCACTTGTGCTAGCTCACTTGCCCCGCTGTTAGCCAACGTCCTCCACCTCCATTACCATGATCCGGTTGGTTGCATTGTGTGTAACGCTGGAAACGATATAGTAACCTATCAGCGTACCGGCTTCAACTTTCACCTTGTCTCCTCTGCGCAAGAACGGTAAGTCCGGAGCTATCACTTTCCGCCCCTTCCTCGGCTTGCCTCGCTCCTTCAGAATATCCCCAGCTGCACTTTTAGCCGCTGCTGGAGTATCGTACTGACGCTGATAAACTACTTCCTGAAGTATTCCGAATTCTGTTCTGCCGTCCAATGTTGCTACAACAGGGGCTTTGCCTTCACTATCTTCGGCACCGATTATTTTCACCCGGGTGACAAGGCCTTCAATATCCTGCCGGTCCTCAACGCTCTCCACGTTCATGTGCGTACTAAAAACGTAAATCGAGGTATTTTGCCCCGGTCTGATGACATCTATTTTCCCTTGCTTACTACGTACAATCCACTTTCCGCTGCCTTTCTTCTTGGCTTCATTCAGTACGGAATAAATCATATCGGCCAGCGTTTCTCCCCGGAAAACCTGTTTGGCCAACGCCACATCTGGCCCCTGCACTGTCCCCAAAGGTATCCCCCACGCTTTGGCAATGTCCTGGATAACGGTCTTTGCGGTCTGGCCAGCCTTATAGAAACGATCGTCTTTGCTTTTCATGAGATAAATAAGCTGGTCATAAGCGGTAATCGTAAAATGCTCCAATGGATCTATCCGGTAGTCCCAGGCAAAAACGGTACCCCGGAAAATCTCCTGCTGGCCACTCCCCCAATCGGCGTAAAGAAATACCTGACCACCAAGCGGTATGAGTTGATGCAGCCTTTTCCCACCAGCAAGCTGCTGGTTTTGCAACTCTGCCTGCAACCGTACCGCAAGCTCTCCGTCATTTTCTTCCCAGGATAAACTGCGCAAAAAAGGCTGCAAATCTATACGTTGACCATCAGGACGAAACAGTATTAAGGAATAGCTAATTTTTGCAACGTCAATCATGCCTGCCTCCATCTTATGCTATCCGCAAAACTTGTCCAGGGAAAATCCGGTTAGGGTCCTCACCTATCACGTTAGTATTGTTGTTGTAAATTTCCCTCCAACGTCCGCCATCACCCAAGGTTTTTTTGGCGATTGCCCAAAGCGTATCCCCTGGTTTAACGGTGTACGTTTTTGGGGCCGGAGGCGCGGGCCTGGTCTGCTGAACACCAACCGCTTCTCCTCCTTCGGCCCTAATAATCAGTTCTCTGGCCTCTACAAACCGCAAGGAATACCAGCAGTCACCATGTCCACCCTGCCATTCATGTTGAAAGCTACCATCACCATCGAAATAGACATCATGGTTGATAGGCGTTTCCGTGACCAATAGTCTTAACTTAGTTCCTTCATTTCTCCATAAAGACAAAATATCCGCAAGCTCCTTCGGTGACTGCCAACTCTTCACCATCGGGTCATCTTTCCTTGCCTCGCCGGGGAAAAATCCCTCAAATGAAAACCTAATCGGCGCTCGTCCTCTAGGCAGAGAGATTTCTCCCAAAGCAATTACATCAAAGGTCAGTATTCGATTGCCGGTGTCGCAGGTTATTCTTTCCGGGTTCACCGGGAAATGAAGACGGCTCCCATCAGGAGCCGTTAGGTAGAAGTCCATGGGATCACCTTCTTTTTTTGCAGGCATTTTATCTTTTTATTTCGTCATGTTTTGGAATACAGACCGCAAGTTATTTGCTATAGCGTCCGCAATCCTGTCAACTGCTCCGTCTATGTCTTCTCTGTTCTCAATTACCACCTGTCCTACCAGACCTGTTAGGTCAAAATTGAGATTAATTGCAGCAGGCCCTGCCATAGCAAGAGAAGGAGTCAAACTAACCGGGTTCTTCGTCAAAGATCCAGCAAAACCGCCATCTGCATATGGCCTTATCCCAAGCCTCCTGCCTGCTTCTTCCCAAAGCCCCAACGCCCTGCTCCTCATTCGTGCCGATAAAGGTATAATCGCTTCTGGTCCTGCTTCAGCAACCATACCTAAGTGAGGACGGGTTAAAATGCCACCTACCGCATATTTGGTAGCTACAGCCTTTCGGCCAGCTTGGAACGATTCTTTTATGCTTTCCCAACGGGCTGTTATATTATCTAGGGCGCCGGATGTCCATGTTTTGACATTTTCCCATTTACTCCTCCACCAGTCTTTGCTGAAAAGGGTACTGCTTATTGCTTCCTTTACAGTCTCCCAAACTGTCTTCATTTCGTCCCATTTTTCAGAGGCCCAGCCTTTTACAGATTCCCAATGACCCTGCCACCATTCACTGCTAAACAATGTACTACTTAGGCTTTCTTTCGTGTTTTCCCATATTTCCACCATGCTAGCCCATTTTTCGCTAGCCCAGTTTTTAACTCCATCCCATTGTTTGCCCCACCATTCACCGCTAAAAATAGTGCTTTCTAAAACGCCAACTACATAACCAGCTTTTTCGGCAATAGATTCCAGATTGAAATTTCCTTTTATCCATTTCCAAGCGTTACTTGCTGATTCCTTGACTTTTCCCCATGTCTTAATTGCCCGGGTTTTTAGTCCTCCGAAGTCAATATTGTCAATCCATTCGTTTACCCGGTTTGCTAAGGCCTGACCACCAAATAATCCGCCAATGCCTCCCAGGATACTACCAATTACTGCACCTGGCGCTGCGCCAACGCCACCGAATAGTCCACCGATAGCGCCACCGGCTGCCGCCCCGGCTTTACCACCAGCTATCATACCTGCAATACGGCCGGTTCCCAATATGGCAGCTGTCCTCTTGTCCTCTGCTCTTGCAATATTTATCGCTTCAAGACCTACCGCAATAGGTACACCGATGCGTCCTATCCAGGGTTGAGCCTTGCCTAAAATTGACAATACCCTACTTGCGGCACCAGCCCCGCCTGCAGTAGCCGCGGTTTTCGCCGCAACGCCCGCGGCAGTCGTGCCTGCGGACCCTAGCGCAAGTTTGCCAAGC